TGTGTATCTGTATCACATCATCAATTAGAGTAATTCGGTCTATCAGTCTAGATGTGTCGCTAATTAAAATATGTCCTGATAAAACTGGCATAAACAAATTGTCATATAAACTTATTTCCTCAATAATATCAGTTATGTTAAAAGGAGGACCACCTTTAGCATTTATAGAAACTTCCTTAATATAATATTGAGTTGATTCTATTAAATTCATGATGGACTAATTATTCTTTTAAATTCCTCAACAACACTAGGAACAAATTCTGGTTTTAATAATTTAATCTCTCGCTTTAAATCGTTACTTTCCACTTCATATTCATAATATGTTTGTTTAGTTTTAGAAACACTTTCTGTAACCGTTTTACCATTTTTTAGTGTAAGTGTTCTTGTGGTTACTGATAAATTTGTATATGTGTTAGCATCTATTTTTATTTTTTCCACAATAGTTTTATTATCTACATTTACACCTGAGAGTTTTCTGGTAACTATTTTATAATATGATTCAACATTATCTGTGTCTAGTGCCCATTGAATTCCTGTTTGTGGTGTTGGAGAATTATTAGCACCATTAGCGGAATATTTGTCATTGATGTATGTTATAAGTGTGTCCGATTTTAATGGCCAATCAAACTGCGGATCAATAATATCATTAAACAACAAAACAATCCAATGCCTTTCTGGATTGTCATAAAACTTTGAGGCAATTATTTCTGGTGTATCCGAATCTTTAACTGTATATTTGTAAAATCCTGAAGAATTTTCTTTCAATGACGATTCAAAACCAAATCGAGCAATAATATTCGTGACAGTATCAAGACTGTTTGATGTGTCGGAGTTTGTATAAAATGTTGCTGGAAAATTGTTAAAGAAATTAGCCATTTTTAAATAGCCATCCCTTCTCTACCAGCATCAGAATATGCTGCGACTCCAGGCATTGTACCGCCACTCATACCTTGAGATTTGAAATCTTCTTTTGTAATGATAGTTGTTTCTTTAAATTGTAGAGACATTTGAATAGCAACAGGCATACCAGTTCTACCTAAAGCAGCAATATTTTCACCAATAGATTCATATGCAGTCCAACCTTTAGGTGCAAAATTTACTTGAATCTGTTCAAGCACACACGTTCCAATTGGTGGTATATTTGGATTTTGTCTACCTGCATAAAAGAATTTGATATCAAATTCTGATGGTGGAATTAATAAACCCATTTGACTATTTAATCCACCTTGTAATTCTGGTGATTGATGAAAACGAAAACGATCAATAATTTTTTGTACTGAGTATGCTTCTTTTTCGCTTCTAGCATAGAAGAAAAATTCAAATTGGAATGTACGAAGTTTAGGTGAAGAATAAATCAACTCAATCATTGGATTAGTAACACCACCAGTTGCAGTGAATAATCCTACTCTACCAATATTACCTAAACCTATTTTTTTTGCTGCTTCTTGGCCTAGATTTTGCACTAAACCAGATTTAAGCGCAGCACTCATTAAAAGTTTTGGATCAGGATTATCTTTAAATTGTTTTACCAAATTTGGGGCAGCAACAAGTAGTTGTGCTAAGTTATCTTCACCAAGACCCACATCATTATAACTTGCATTCGAATCAAAATTAATTGTATCTGGCATATAGAGAGCAATTGCATCATTTGTTAATTGCGTTCTCCTTAAAAACCCCAATGCTTTTTTATTCTTATCGGTTATTGATTTAACAGAATCTTCAATCGGAGTGCTGTTGCCTTCTTTGAGTTGCTCTTGTGGTTGTGGTCCTTTGACAAATGAATCAACTTTACCTGCAACTTTACCTGCAACACCACCACTACCAAATTTGCTTGTTAGCGCACCTGTTCCTTTACTTATTGCACTTGTCAAAGCACCGTTAATTCTATCAGCAAAAGTTATTTTGCCAGCAGAAACTCCACCGCCAGGAAAGTTTCGTGTCTTATTCAGTGCATCATAAACCGCTTCCTCATCTTTAGCAGCAAATGATTGTCCACCTCTGGTGTCTGCTTTAAAGGAAGAATTTACCTGCTCACGAATAAAAAACACCATGTAGTGTCCTCTTGGTGTATTGCCAAGATCGTCTGGGTATTGTAGGGTGCTTTTCTCAAATTCTGACCCTTCAAGTGCGGCAAGAGGACCAAAATTTCTTGTTTCAATTTGATTGAATTTAATATCAGTAAGACCAAAAAATGCCATGATTGTTCCAAGTAGGTTAACTAGATAGTATTTATGTCATACTCTGGTAAATTTACGCCTAAAAATCCACAAAAATACAAGGGTGATCCTACGAAGATCATCTATAGGTCGTCATGGGAAGTCAAGGTAATGAAATATTTAGATGACCATCCAGACGTTATTTGGTGGGGTTCTGAAGAACTTGTTATACCCTACTGGAGTCCAGTTGACAATAGAAAACATCGATACTTTCCAGACTTTGTGGCCAAAATCCGACAAAAGAACGGCATAGTCAAGACGTTTGTGATTGAAGTCAAACCAGAGGCGCAAACTAAACCTCCAACTCAAAAACGTAAGACGCAACGGTACATCCAAGAAGCGGCAACTTATGTCATCAATCAATCCAAGTGGAAAGCAGCAACCGAGTTCTGCAAAGACCACGGATGGGAATTTCAGGTCATTACAGAAAAACATCTTGGTATCTGAGATAAATACTAAATGGCTACCAAAACACTTATAGATCGCATCAAAGAATCTCTTGCCAAACAAGGCCTTAAACCACGCTCCAATGAGGCACGTATGTGGTTAAGAGCAAAAACTGGCGCATTAAACCCTACCAAAGGTAACTTGATGCGTGACAGGCAAAGACTCAAAGAAAAGTCTATGATTGGTAGAATGTACTTTTACTTTTATGATCCGAAAACGAAGGATACGTTGCCATATTACGATAAGTTCCCATTGGTTATACCAATAGAACGATACCCAGACGGTTTTTTAGGACTTAACTTGCATTACATTAGTCCAAAGCAGCGTGTACTTCTTTTAGATAAGTTAAGCACATTACTTACCGACGATAACTACGATGAGAAAACTAGACTCAGAATTAGTTATGATTATCTGGCACGGGCATCAAAAATGTATCAAGCAAAACCTTGTATCAAACGATATTTGTATAGTCACATACAATCTAGATTTTTAGAAATAACCGCAGATGAATGGGATATTGCCGTCATGTTACCAGTCGAATCATTTGCCAAAGCAAAGAAAAACAAAGTGTGGTCAGAATCAGAGGATAAATTTTAATGGCGTTTTCACCAAATTCATTTCTATCAAACATAAGCGGAAAAGGTGGTCTAGCACGACCTGCTAGATTTCAGGTACTATTACCTCTTCCTCCCTATATTGCACAGTTCATAAAAAACTCGGTAATAGAAAAAATACTAAATTTGCCCAATTCAATTATGTCAGATGTTACCGATGCAATCAACGATGCTATTGGAGCAGAAAACGAAGGAATGAAATCTGCGAATCCAGCAGTGTCTCGTTACCTATCTTTACAGTGTGAGACCGCAGAATTGCCAGGAAAAACATTCGTAACAGATGATGTTAAAATTTATGGCCCAACGTACAAAGTACCATATCAAGTTCAGTATGCAGAAACAACATTAACATTTGTTTGTACCAATGACTTCTATGAACGCAAATTATTTGAACGTTGGATGGAAGCAATTATGCCAACCGATACAAATAATTTGCGTTTTCCTAAGGGTCAAAATTCAAAGTATATGACTGAGATTACGGTAAAACAATATAACGATGATGTTACACAGATTTTTGCCACCAAGTTGATTGATGCGTATCCAATCAGTATTGCCGCACAACAATTGAATTGGAATGATGATAATTTTCATCGACTAAGTATTCAATTCGCATACCACAGATATGAAGCAATTACCGAAAGTAAGATTGATATTGGAGAAGCAGTAGGAGGACTGATTCAAGGTGGTGGCGGAGCATTACTAAGAGCATTTTAAATTAACGTGAGGACATTATGTTACCAAAATTAGACGTACCCATTTATGAGACAAAACTCATTTCAACAGGCGAAACAATTAGATATCGACCATTTCTAGTTAAAGAGCAGAAACTCTTTTTGATGGCAAACGAATCTGACGATTCAAAAGAAACAATTAGTGCCATTAAACAAGTCTTACGCAATTGTATTTTAGATGAAATTGATATCGAAAATATGGCAACATTTGATATTGAATATGTCTTTCTTCAACTCCGCGCAAGATCGGTTGGTGAAGTTGTAAATTTAAAATTCACATGTAACAATACCGTTGAAGAAGATAAGAAGTGTTCGAACACGGTCAATGTTGATGTGAATGTGTTGGAAATTGAACCAACTTTAAATCCTGATCATACCAGTAAGATACAGATTAGTGAAAAAATTGGTGTTGTTATGAAGTATCCTACCTTCAACTCAGTTGATATTCTAGGATTAGACACCGATAATATGGATGAAATCTTGAATGTTATTATATCTTGTATAGAGTACATTTACGATGAAGATCAAATTTATTATGCTAAAGATACTCCTAAAAAAGAACTTGTTGAGTTTGTAGAAAACATGAAACAATCAGACTTGGAAAAAATATCAAAGTTTTTCGATACTCTTCCAAAAATTAAAAAAGAAATAGATTTTGATTGTAAGAAATGTGGTTATCACGAAAAAATTATGTTGGAAGGTGTACAAAGTTTTTTCGGATAAGTCTTAGTCATGATACACTAGGTAATTACTTTCAAACTAATTTTGCTCTGATGCAGCACCACAAATATAGTTTGTCTGAATTGGATAATATGATGCCTTGGGAAAAACAAGTTTATATTGACTTATTGTTGAAGTTTTTAGATGAAGAGACTGAAAAGATAAAACAAGAAAAAATAAGAGCAGGTAAAGGTTAATGGCAGATAAAGACAACGACATTGCTTGGTGGTCTAAAGGTAGAAACAAACGAGGAAGCGACACAATGCTTCTTCGTAAATTTTTACATATTATATCAAGAGATTTACATACCATCAAAGTGGGTATGGCAAGTCTGGTCAAAATACAAGAATTCGATAAGAAAAATGCCTCCGTTGAAAGACAGAGACAGCGAGCATCCGACTATGGATTAAAGTATAAAAAAACAAAGCCAACTGCCGAACAGAAGAAGGTAATTACTGGCGATAAAAAAGGTTTCTTTGAGACCATCAAAGACGGTCTATCAAGCATCTTCAAGTATGCTTTATTAGGTCTTGCCGCAATAGGTGTATCCAAACTTCTAAGTATGCCTGGAGTTATGGATGGAATTAAGTCTCTATTCAAAGCAATCATTGTTGGCATATCTGACCTTATATCAAAAGGCGCAAACTTTCTTACCGATCTTCTTAAAGACTCAGAGATAACAGCATCAATCACACAAATGATTAAAAGTGTCTTTAAGTTTATAGCAGAAGGCATTTCAAAAATATCTGATTTCTTCAGCAACCTTATAAGTGATCCTGAAAATAAATCAACTCTTGGCACCATCATAACTTCTGTAGTAGGTGCTATATTTAAAACTGTTCTATCGCTTTTAGATATGGCATCAAAATTGTTAGTAAATAATTCCGCAGAAATAGCAAATGGTATCATAACATTATTTGTTAAGATTGCTGATGCCATTATAGGTGGTCTAAAATTTACAGAGGGTTTATTACAAGATCCAGTATTCCGAGACGGCATCGCAAGATTATATGTTGCTATAAAAGATTTTATTAGTACAGTTCTAGCACAGCCAATTAGTTTGCCCGGAGGCGTCACTTTAACATTAGGACAAATATTCATTGGTATTGGCCTTGCGGTGGCAGCATTAGAGTTAGGACTAGCAGCATACACTGGTGCAATATTAGGTAGAGCAATGAGTAATTCTCTTGGCGGTGGTCCTGGTGGCGGTGGTGGACCTCCTGGTAAAGGTAAAGTTGGAATGGTTAGAAAAGTCCTAGACGTATTGACAAGTCCAGTAACTACACTGCTAGTAAGTGCGGGTATAATTACTGCAAATCGGTTCATGCAGTCTGGTGAAGATGGGAAAAAACTTGCTGAAAAAACTGCTGCCGCAAATATTCCACCACCCTCTTCGAGATCAACTCCTAATATAGGTTCTGACAATAGTCAAAGGCCAACAAGAGCATATCCTACACAAGAAAATTTAGCACCTACACAATTGCTAGAGTCAAAAATGAAAAAAGGTGATACGTGGGCGCACCCACATCAACCTGGAACTGATATACTAGCACAAAAAATTATGTCTGATGTTTCTGAGTTTGCACAGTTCACTGGATTTAATGACCAATTCCACCAGAAAAATCATCCAAAATCAAAACATGCTAAAGGATTGGCCATAGACTTTGTGACTAAGGGTGGGGCTAAAACTCAAGATGCTGCGGTAACAAAAATTGAAAAAATGATGACGAATGCTGGACTTAAATCTGGTGACTATTTGGTTCAGTCTGAAATATTAGGTAAAACTCCACACGCCACAGGTGACCATGTTCACGTAGAGTTTAAAGATGAATTAGTGGCAGAAAAATTTAGAAATAGTGCAATGAATGCAGGAATGGTTGCATCTGCTTTTGCAAGAGGTGCGCCTGGAGCAGTTCCTAGTAGTCCTACAGGTATTGACACTCAACTTGCTAAAGTTGGAGACGCAATTGCATCTACAGCAGGAAATGCAGTTAATTATTCAAAATCAATGTTTAAAGATACTTCTGGCAAAGATCAAATGATGACTGGAACTTCTGCGCCAGACTTAGGCATAGGTGGTTCATTAATTTCAATGTTGGAGAATGATTCAACAGGACTATTCAAACAACTCGATGAGATGACTGGTGGTAAATTAGGTATTGCATCAGGAGAACTACAAGGAGCATTAAGAACTAGATTTTTGGATGAAACTCCTATGGTTGTGGATAATTCAAAAAATTCAGCATCGACAAATTCACTTGGTTCCAATGAAGCAACTCCATCCATTTATGATGATGTTCTTCTAAGTAAACTCACAATAGCATAATAAATGGCACCAACAAATAACCTCAATCAGGTTTTAGCAACAGTATCTAAAGACTTTGCTTCACTAAAGGTAAGCATATCCAAACTTTTGCAAACCAAAAAAATAGAAGGACGTAATCAATATTTTGAAAAGAATAGAGAAAGACGAACTGCTTATGGTTTAAAATATGAGAGGGCAACTTTAGATAAAAGAGCATCACTAAAAGATTCTCTTTCCGATCAAGCAAAAACAATAAAATCTTCCATGTCAACATTTGGTGGACTATTTGGCAATCTTTTACTGATTATGGGAGTTGCAGGAATTGGAAAGATGCTACTCTCAAGTGAGACTGGTAAATATTTTTCCAAATTTTTAAAATCAATTTTTGAATCCGTTGTCGATATTATAAAGAAAACTGGTAGTTTGTTGTTGGAAATTTTTCAAGATTTAGAAGTAAAACAATCTCTGTTAAAAACCTTTAAAGCAATATTCAAATTTATAGGTCAATTTTTTGTAACCAGTATTGGCGTGGCAGCCAGTCTCCTAAAAGATAGTGAAGTGTTACAGTCTTTAGGTAAAATTGTTATGGGTGTTTTCAGTGCAATAGCAGAAGTATTAAAAGCATCCTACGAAATTTTAGTAGAAATAGCATCAACAAATATAGAGACAATTAAAACTGCCATTGTTGAATTGTTTACTAAGATAGTGGATGTGATAGTTCCATTGCTAGGAATAATGGCAACTGTTTTATCCAAAGATGGAATCTTCGTCACAAAAATTGTAGAAATTGCTAGTGGTGTTCTTAGTCTTGTTTTGGCAGCATTAAATCAAGAATATACAAATCCAACAACAGGTGAAAAAGTAAACATTTGGGGTGAAGTTGCACTAATGTTAGGAGAAGGACTAATAATAGCAGCAGCATTTATAGCACTAAAAGCAAAACTTCTGATGTGGGCCTTTGAAATAAATGCATCAAAAGCACTAACTGGTTCTTCTAATTGTGACTGCGGTTCTGTCACACCAGATGGGGACAAACCTGATAAGAAACCTGACAAGTCTGATAAGAAACCTGATAAGAAACCTGGTAATAACAAAACTAATCCGAGAGGAACTTCAACTGGACCTGCAAATAAAGCATCTCAGCGTGGACCAACAGGACCAGGAAGTAGAAGTATATCATCTCAAAAAGAATTAACTAGAATGGAAAAGTTTACGGCTCTGATTGAAAAATATTGGAAAAAACTTCTTGATTATGGAACAAGACTTAGGTATGGTTCAAAAGTAATTAATGTGGTGGTGTCATTTTTAACTAGAAAATTTAGAGACGTTGCCGCATGGAAATTAACTACCTATGTTGTATCTCTATTTACAGCACTTGCTGCCGCTGCTGCAGGTGCCGCTGGTTCAGCAGCAACACTGGGAATTAGTGCATTGATTGCTGGGATTGTTGATGTTATAATAGGTGCTGTAAATTTATATCTTGGTCTCGAACTCGCATACGATATAATTAAATACTTATGCGATAATTCCGATGAGATAATAAAAGAAATTGATAGACAAACACTAGGAACTCAAGTTGAAAGTGTTGAAGAAATTCAATATGATGCAACTGGTGCAGCAATAGGCGCAGTGCCTATGGCATCTACAGCACCAACTCCAGCAAAACAAACAGCAGCAGCAGTACCTGCCGCAACACCATCACAAGGACCACAAGCGGCACCAATTCCAACACCAGCGCCACCACCTCAAGCAAAATCTCCAAACTTGCTTTCTGGCGAATCAATTAGAGATGTTATTGGACAGAGTGAAGGTGGACAATCTGGTTACAACGCAACGTATGGTTATGGTT